GAATAATATTGTGTGCGCCAGGGGAGCTGAACTAAACATTCTCGTTTTCCCTATAGCAACTTTTTCTTTAGGACGTCTTTCATCTTTCAAACAGTCCATATAAATGCATTCTGTTCTGATTCCTTGTCGTATTTGAGAATCTATTCGCTGGACATCTTCTAGCAATATCTCACCTAAACGGCCGCAAAAAGATATCTCTTCTCCTTCGCCGAAAAAGTCTCGTTTCCCTCTTTTCTTTATATCGAAAATTAAGGGATAGCCTGGTGAAGTGCCTCTTGGTAAAGGTTCGCAATGAGGAACACCGCTTACACCAGCAATGGCTTCATCATAAGTGAATAGTCTTGCGTCCCATGGTTGATCTTCACGCTTGTACTGCTGCATAACCAAATGGGTCACACTTTCAGTGCAATCGTTAAGCAACGTAGGATTTAAGACCGGATTTCCGCGAGAATATTTCTCTCTCGCATTTTTCATAGGGTCAATCGTCTCTCCTGTAAGACTCCTAAAACATCTCAATTTTGAGGGCAAATAATCACTAGCACCCCATTTCACGTGTAAAGGTGATGGGATAATCTTGGAATCTGTGGCTCTTCTAGCTGCCTTCATCTTCTTAATAACATTAAATTTCCCTCCTATTTGAGGAATAATTTCATCTGAAGAATCCATTGGCACTGAGACTTGAACTCCTACCATATCTAATACCTGTTTCGCTCTGTCATGAGATACGTGCAGCGAATAACCGCTTACACCATCTCCCGCAACGTGAATACCTAGCATTACTGGTTTTTGTGTTCTCTGATCACATAAAAATAAAGGAACTCCACAATCTCCAGTTACCGTGGGTACATGATAACTGTACATATGTTCGTTCACAAAATCCGCGTACTTCAATTCTGGAATATATCTGATACTAACAACATGATCCACCATTGTTCCATGGCGGGGTACTACTAAGCAGCCTTCAAAGTGGTTCGGCTCCTCGTAGAGGTTGTCTGTGAAATACTCGCTAATATCAGCGGCACACGGGAATGTTTGTGGAAAAACAACAAAAGAAAGATCTAAATCATCTTCAAAATCGAAAAATCTAAGAGCGCCAATACCGAAATAATATTTGCACTCAGGAGAACCACAACGTATAATTTCTACAACGTCAGGTCTATCTTGACCGTCCTCCTCGACTTGTGTCATTTTGTGAGTAAAGTGAGTTGGAATAGTGGCTACTCGACCTTTAACAAAAACTAGATAACCCAATTTCACACCTTGCACTCGCAATTCATACATGTTCTTTCTGAACACCTTTGTCGCAAATGCAGCTGTATTAGGGTTTAATACTCCTTGTGGTCTTGTATCTCCTTTTCTGAGACGCACCGATCTTCCAGATTTCTTGGATTTCTTGGCTTCTCTTTTCTGCTTCATTGGATAGTCGCTTTGGGGACAAACGACTTTCTTAAATAATCTTATTCCAAGACCTATGGTAGCAACAGCTGCGGTTAAACCAGCAACTGCTCTCCAATTGATCGTGTCAATCATAGCTCTCAAGCTTCCAACGAACACCATTTCACCCCAGA